ACTACATGAAATCCATTATATTGTTCTATTATTAATTTAGGAAAATTGTAAGGTTTAGTTTCCACTATACTCTATCCATCCTGTTAAAACATATTTTTCACCTGATAATGGTTGATTGCCTCTATGTAAATGAGTATAATTTGCTGGCCAAATTAAACACCTGTCTTTTTTAGGTGTAACTCTTTTTTTCTGATATAAAAATTCTGTTTCACCGCCTTCTTCAACATCATTTAAATATAACATAAAAGCAGCTATTCTATTTCTAGTAGTAAATCCACAGTTTTCAACGTGCCATAAATGATAGCCTTCGCCAGGAATTGTTTTTTGTATTTTAACATCTAAAATAGTGTGAAAATGTAAATTATCTTTTAATACTGTATATTTGTTAGCATACTCTCTATAACATGAACTAAAAAACTTTTGAACAAATTGACCTGTACAATAATTTATAGGTACGCTTTTTTGAAAAGAACCTGTTATCAAATCACTTGCTTTATCTTTTACATTTAAACTATTTCTAACACCTAATAAATTATTTTTTTCTAATTCTTTGTAGTATTTTATAAAGTCATCACAAAAATTATTTGTAAAGTAACCGTCAAAAATACCTATGTGTTCGTCTATTTCAAATCTCATTTTAATTCTAAATATCCTTCCATACTACCAAATTCACCTTTAACAAAATAATTAAAGGCTAAACTATACCGATCCATGTTAGTCAAATTATGTGATACTCTATGAGTTAATTTAGAAGGAAATAAAAGTATATCACCATCTATTGGTCTAATAGAATATTCATCACAATTATATGTATTAATTGTATCAAAATCTAATTTTATCATATTATTAAAAACGTGTGAATTATAATCTACTGAAAAATATATATCTCCACAATTTTGAAATGTTTTTAAATAATAAACACCTGATACAACAGCATTTTTATGTATGTGAGGGTGTGCGTGATGGTTGTAAGAGTGTCTATTAATCCATGAAGTAGTTAAATAAAATTGTTGTTTTTTGTTTACGTGTAAAATATTTCTTACATAATTTTCTACTTCGTTATCAATTTTATTTTTTAAAAAACTATAATTATCTTTATGTAAAATGTTTTGATTATCAGTAAAATATCCATTTTTTGATCCCATTTCTATAAAATTTTCTTTTAACATAACATTATTAAAAAAATTTTGATCTACACCTATATTATTGGCATAGACAGGATAACTAAAAAGATGATGTATTATATTATTTTTTTCCATTTAATTTTTTAAATCTTTCTATTTCTTTTTCAGCTTTCTTTTTAGCCAAATCATATTTAAATTTTGATACGTGTTCTGTAAATGTTCTACCTAACATATGATCGTGTTCGTGTTGAAAAATACGACTCATCATACCATCTAAATGCCCCTCTTGTAAATCACCTTTTTCATCTTCATACTTAACAACAACTTTACGTGGTCTTTTAATATTTAAAAATATGAATGGAAAAGTTAAACAACCTTCTTTCATCATCACTGTTTCATCACTAGCAGATATAATCATAGGATTAAAACAAGTTAATTTTATGCCATTTTCTAATTGAGGATGACCCCCCATAACAAACATATTAAAAGGTAAACCAACTTGATTTGCTGATAGACCAATGCCTCCATACTTAAACATTGTTTCAAACATCTTATCAGATAATTCTTTTCTATCTTTAAATCCTTCTTCTTTTAACATTTCATTATTAAAAGGTGCTATTGCTGTTAATACTCTTGGATCATTTGGTGGTATTAATTTTAGTTCTTTCATTTTATCTCCTTATCCATCTAAAAAATGCGTTTAGTGTTAATCTTCCATTTTCTATTGTAGTTCCATGATTACCTGTTGATCTATGTCTTATTGTAGATTTAAAAAATACAAATCTATTTTGAACAAACTTTATATCTGCTATTAAATTATCTTTATCATCATAAAAAGTTGTGCCTGAATTTAAATTAGTATTTGACAGATATACTAAACCTGTATAATCTGAATATTCTTCATCTGTATGAATCCAATCTTTTTGTTCATCTTCTTCTAATCTACAATGTAAATATGAATGTAAATCAAAATTAGGTAAATAATGTACTTTTTCATAAATATTTTTTAAAAATAAATTAAATAAAAATGGTTCTGTATCTATCAAATGTCCTGTTCTTAATCCAGGCCAATTGCCCATTTTTTCGTTAGGTCTAATTTTATAATCTTCTCTTTTAAAGAAAGACAATTTTGTAAAATGATTTTTAATAACATTGAAATCATCAAAGAAATTATCTACAATTACAATATCTTGTTTATACATTTTGTAACCTTGTAAAATTATTTGTTTTCTCAAATTTAATTATGTTAGTAAACTTATCAAATAGTATGTCACCTTTATGTGATATGATAAAAACATTTTCTTTACTTAATGTTCTTAAAATTTTAAAGAAGTCTTCCGTACCTTGACTATCTAAACTACTATCAAATATTTCGTCTAATATTAATACGTTAGTATTTGTACTATTTTTCATTTTAGCAATATTTCGCCAAGTAAATAACAGTGCCAAATCAATTCTTAATTTTTCACCTTCACTAAAATTGTTATAATTAAATGTATCTCTAAATCTACTTTTAATTGTTTCATTAAATTCTTCGTCTAAATTAAAATTAACAAAGAAATCCATATCTTGTAAATACTGGTTTATAAGTGTATTCATAATAGGCAAATACTTTTTAATAATTCTAGTTTTAGCACCTTTTTCTGATAATATTTCTCTTACAGTATCAACATAAGTTTTTTCTTCATTAATCTTTGTTAATTCTTCTTGTGTTTCATTTAATTGTTGTGCCAAGTTATTTAATTCTTCTTCTATTTTATCACTATCTTGTTTTTTATTTTCTAATAATAATATTTCATTATGTAAATTATCACTATACTTTTTCATTTCTTCTATAGAAGTATTTAATTTTGAAATTTCTATATTTAAATCGGTCATTTTTTTAGATATAGAATTAAACTCTTTTAACTTTGTTTCTGTTTGTGTTATTTCTTCTACAAGTTTTTTCATACCATCGTTTAAAGTTGCGATTTTACCTTTTTCATAGGCTTGTTTTTCACCTCTAAATATTGGTTCTAACTTTTGTGTACACGTTGGACAACTATCGTTATCTTCAAAAAATTGTAAGTTCTTTTCGTGTGTATGTAAATTCTGTTCTATCTTTGCCTCTAATTTTGATAATTGATTTAGTTTCTTTTCAACTTTTTCTTTATCTTTAATATCATCATTGTGTTTTTTATAATCAGTGTCTAATTGTTGTATTTTTTCTAAATAAGTTTTCTTGTCATTTTCTATTTTATCTAACTGATCTTGTTTTAATTTTTTGTCATCAACATTTCTGTTTTTTATTTCTTTAAAATGTTTATCTTCTAATTCATATTTTGATTGTATTAAGTCTGCGTTATGTTTAACATCTACTATTTTTTTGTTTAAAACAGATTGTTGATCTCTTAACATCCAATCCATATGTGAAAAAACTTTAATGTCTAGTATTTCTTCAACTGCTTCTTTTCTGTAACGAGATTTCATTTTCATAAACGGCTCGTATGATGAAGACCCTAATATAACAACTTGTACAAACGATCTATAACTTAATCTCATTATATTTCTTTCTAATATCTTTTGATAATCAACACTAGAAGCATCCTGATTAATTAGTTCATCATCACAATAAATCTCAAATATATTAGGTTTAATACCTCGTCTAACTTTATATTCTTTTGTACCTATTGAAAACTCTATTTCTACTAATGCGTCACCATTATTTACGGTATTAACCATTTGTTCTTTTTTAATTATTCTAAATGGTCGATTAAATAAAACATAAGTCATAGCGTCAAGCAAAGTAGATTTACCTGAACCATTTGTACCTATAATCAAAGTTGTATTTGACTTGTTTAAATCAACTTCAATAAACTGATTACCTGTAGATAAAAAGTTTTTCCATCTTATTTTTTTAAATATAATCATCCTGAATAATGGTCGTTTGCCTCAACATAAGTTTCTTTTATAAACTCTTTTAATTTTTGTTTATCTAAATCTGTTTGTATTTGATCTACATAATTATTTAAAAATGTAATTGTATCTTCTCCTTGATCTAATATGTCTTCTCTTACACTAGCAGCCATATCACTTTGTATATCTTCAATAACATTTACCTCGTGTACATTCATTTTGTTTTGAAAACGATCTAGTAAATTATTAAACATATCTTCGTCTGTTTTATTAGACACAAATACTTTTACAAATGTATTTTCAAATTCAGTTAAGTCTTTTTTATAATAGTCTTCTTTTTTATCATTATAAATTAACTTCTTGTGTATTCTTCGTGGATTAGATATTCTTTCTAGTTCTCTTGTTTCTGTATCAAAGATATGAAAACCTTTTGGGTCTTTATAATCTGACCAAGTCATTTCATATTGAGCACCCAAATAATAGATGTGACCATCGTCTGATTTTTTATGAAAATGACCAGAGATAACTTTTTCAAAACGTTTAAATTGTTTTGGTTCTAATCCTTGTTCATTAATAATACCTCTTTGCATTTCAAAACCTTTTACTTCTAAATGTCCAAAACAAATGTCTGCTGTAGCATTATCAATCGCATAAATTGAGTCTTCATAATTGTCATCACATATCCAAGGTAAAAATAACATACGACAACCACCTAACTCAACTTCTTTTGGTCCTGTATAAATCCAAGGTTCGTGTTGACCATCAAACGTTGTAAATAATTCTGTTACTGAATTAACTTCGTTTGTATTCTTATAGTAAGTATCGTGGTTGCCTATGATAATATGTGTATCAATTTTCATATCCCACAATCGTTTAAAAAACTTTTGTCTAAAAACACTTGCGGTTTTAAAATTAATAAACTTACGTCTATCAGTTACATCACCTAAATGTATAAGTGTTGTAATATTATTTTCTTCTAGGTATGGAAAAAACTGCTCATCATAGAATTTAACTTGATATTCTAAAAAAGCAGGACTATCATTTCTCACACCGAAGTGTGTATCATTTAATAAAGCAATTTTCATAGTTAAACAAAGAATTTTGAAACTGTACTTTTTTTCTTTCTTGGTTTCTTTTCTTTTTTAGGTGTTTCTTCAACTCTAATATTTTTTTGTAAAAATTCTTTAAATTGATTTATATAATCACCACCTTGATCTCCTGGTTGTAAAACCATATCATCTAAATTATTATCCATAATTAACTTATGTTTAATTGTTACTTGCTTTTTCTCTTTTTGTATTCTTCTTACAAAAGCATAGAAAATAATTTGAGTAAAATAAGCAAATGGATTTTTAGATTTTAATGGATTAAAATTATCAAGGTACTGTAAACAGTTTTCTATACCATCACTAATCATATCATCTCTAAAAGTATAATTGATAAAGTTAGGTCTATAAGATAAGTGATTCGCTATTTTAAGAAAACAACTACCCAAATAATTATCTACTGGTGGTTTAGGTTTGCCAGCCTTCTTTGCTTCTCTACAACGTTTTTTATAGGCTTTCATACCTTCTAAAAATTCAGCGTTGTTTACATAATGCTCTTTTTTTGTTTTTGTATTCATAATATTAATATAACACCTTTCATTAAAAAAGTCAATGTTTTAAGAGTTCTACTTCAACAGCCTCTGCTTTTCCATAGTCTTCATAGTTATTATTATAGTGTTTCCAAATTCTATTTTCAAGTTGTTTAGGAGTGCCCTTAAAAGGGTAAGTAAGTTCACAATATTTTTTCCAATTATCACTATTATAAGTTACTTTAACTATCCACTCACTTTTTTTCATTTCAGCATTGACTTTTACAAAAATTTGTATATAATTGAGCGTGTAGAGAATGATTTGCTACCTAATGTATAGTATCTTTAGTATCTCTAAACTCATCAAATAATTCATTTAATTCATCATTTTCTTGTTCACTAAATTTCTCTTGTTTATATTTTCTATCATCTCGGGTTGGTGGCTTTAAACTATCATAAGTAG